CGCAAGATCTTCTAATTGTTTAGCAGCAAACTTTTGTGCTTGTCCAAGACTTCTATCTTTTGGAGCCATTGATGCCAAATTACCTTCACCATCGTATCGGAGGCGCTTCATCTGCTCAACAAGACCAACTCCATCAAAGTTCATCTGCTTTAAACCATTAAGAACTCTAAGTTCAGCAGTTACATCTGTTGTATTAGCTAATTTTTGCAATTCTGCTGTACGCTTGTTAATATCAGTAAAAAACTGCTTATCAGCGTAATACGTGTTGTTAGATTTTAAAGCATCGTAAGCTTGACCCTTTACATTGCGATATTCTTGCAATACTTGAGGTGTAATAACTGTATCTTCTGGCAAGTTTAAAGCTTTACGTGCTTGAGCATTAACTGCTTCTTGATTTTTAATAGAAGCAACTTGACCAGTTTGTTGTTTGCCCGAAAATCCCTCAAGCAATCTATTTAACAAAGAAGGGTTAACTTGTGTCGGAGGCAATGTAGCGCCTTCAGCAATAGCACGTTCAGCAACCAATTGAGCCTGAGTTAATTTAGCTGGCGCTCTTGGAGTGGTCAATCCGCTAACAGTAGCGGTTGGCAATGTCATTAATGCGCCAGCAACTATTTCGTTTGACAATTGCATAGGATTAATAGTGCCAGTATCTGCGGCTTGTTGGGCAGCAGATGTTATTCCCGCAGTAGTTGATCCAGTTAAAACATTCTGGGCTAAAGCAGTAGTTCTAGGTGCGGCTTTAGCAAATGATGCGGGAGTACCAGCAATAAGAGATTTTTGCAAACCACCAGGCAACATTAAATTTACAGGATCAAGTAAAGCAGTACCCATGCCGCCAACAAGCAGTCCTGGGCGCTCTGTAGCCACGTTATAAGTACCTTTTAGAATGTCAGTTAATGATGGTGTTGGACCTAAAGTAGGTTGTTCTTTAGTGCGATCAATACCAAGGTATTCATCAGACAAGCCAAGCGCACTCAAGCCACCTTTAATGCCTTTAGACATTAAATTAGCGGTGCCAGTGATTAATTGTCCACCAGTGGTCTTGCCACGCAATACGTCTAATGGGTTAAAACTTGCGGCAACATCTTGTTGGAACTGAGTCTTAGGCTGAAATGCTTGCTGTCTAATACTCTGCATAAAATCAGCAGTAGTAGTAGGTGTAACTTGAGTCTTAGGTGCTTGTTGTTGAGTTCCAGACAAAGGAACAAAATCATCAGCGCCTACAACTTGAGCAGTTGCTTTAGTTGTTGTTTCTTGTCCGAAAGGAACGAAATCGTCATCAGTTGCAGATTTAGACATAAAGTTTTGAACCTTTTGTACATAATTTTGAGTCTCTTTAAATGGAGGAATTCCACCATACCTTTGAACATTACCTGGGCCAGCGTTATAAGCCGCCATAACCAAAGTTGGATCTTGAAATTGCTCTGATAATTGGCTTAGATATTTAACACCACCTCGGATGTTATCTTTCCAATCCATTCTGTTTACACCAAGATCTTTTGCAGTAGCACCCATTAACTGCATGGGGCCATAGGCACGATCACCAGTTTTAGTTTTAGGTCCAATGGCGTTAAAAGCACCACCAGACTCTGTTTCAACAACGCCCTGTACTAATGAAAGAGGAACACCTTGGCGCTCTGCTTCTTGAGCAGCAAAAGCAAAGATTTCATCTTTAGTTGCCATTATTGACCTACTGTATATGTAGAGCCATCAGGCTTCTTAATCAGGATAGAACCAGTAGATTTACTACGTCCGACTGTAAATCCTGATGGCATTACTGGAATACCTTGTGAGCCACCTTGTTGCCAAGAAGAAATCTGCTCATTAAGGAACTGGTTAACCTTTGGATGGTTATACAAACGTGGGTTATCAGGAGAGTTGGCCCATGCCGTATAAACAGCTTTTGGATCACCTGTGTAGGCATCAATAAATCTCTGACGAGCATCATCTTTATCTGCGGCAGCAATCTCCAAAGCAGATACATACTTAGTAACAAACTTAGGATCAGTTACACCAGTTGTAGCTTTATCAACAATTCCACCTTCAAACGCATTGGCATTGCCCTTAATGTTGCTCAAACCTTTCAAAACACCTTCAGAACGTGTCTTGTTAAGCAAGTTAACATTGCCTACTAATGAGTCAAATTTGTCACCAACACCAGGTATAGCCCTCATGTAAGATGCACCAGTAGCAAAAAACTCTGTTAGTTTATTAGGATCAAGTTGTTCAGAAGCGTTATATAAATACTCAGCAGAAGTTTTACGATCACTAACAGTCAATGCGGCATCAAGAGCAGTCTTTGTAAACTCATTGTATCTATTTGATGTTGCAAGATTTACCGCTTCTTGAGCAGGAGAAATCTTAGCTACTGCTCCTGCAACACCTCCAATTGGTGGATTAGTTCCCGCACCGCCAGCACGAGGAGGCTGATTAAGTAAAGAAGATCTAGGAACATAATATGTTTTACCATCGGCTCCAATAACTTGTTCAACTTGACCACTTGCTTGGGCTTGTGCTTTAGCTGCTTCAATTGCTCCAACAGATTCAGCAGCGCCAAATATTGGTTGTTGCATGAACCCACCACCTGGCCTTGGCACAAGTTCAGTATTTGTAGATACTTCTGGAGGAGTTGCTAAAATCCTAGACTCTCTGTAGCCCTGTACAGGAGCAGAAGAATAACCACGTGTTAAAGGATTGTATTGAGATACAACACCATCCTTAGCAGTTGGCAAACCACTTAAAACATTACCACTTGCATCAACACGTAAATCACCTTGGAACTTAGGTTGCATAGCAGTCAAAGTTTCACGAATCTGAGGTTGTGCAGGATTACCAGATAAACGCAAAGAATCTGTTAAAGCCTTGTTGTAATCAATCGGCTGAGATAATATCTGTTGCTGTCTAACTGTAGCCTCAGGAGTTGGGTTGTAATCAAAAGAAGTATTCTCTGGTAGATTTGAATATGCTTTTTGGAATGCTTGCGTTGGAGTAGGAGCATATTGCTCTAAAAATCCAGAAACCTCACCACGCTGACGCTTCTTTTCTTGCATCTCAGTAATGGCTCTTTGGCCACTCAAGTACTGATCTGGTACAGATAGAGCAGACTTCAAGCCCATAGAAGGGTCATTGCTTAACAAAGAGCCAAGCAAGAATTGTTGAGTAGCTTGTTTTTGAAGACTACTCTTCTCTTCATCACTAAGACCAGTAAGCGCTGCATCAGACAGCAAACCAAGATTAAAAGGCATATAGACTCCTTACAGACCAAGAGCGCCAAGGATGCCCTGGCGTGAACTTGAGGATGATTGACCACCAGCACCACCACCAGGGTTGAGTCCCAATGCTTGGTTGATGATTTGTTGTTGCTCCAGTGGCAGATTGCGGATTGCATCCAACTGTTGCTGAGTGAACTGTTGTTGTTGCAAACCACTTGTCTGCAAAGCTTGTGCACCAGTAAGGCCCATTTGCTGAGTGTTTTGAGCAATACCAGCCATTTGACCAGCAGCACCCAAACGCTGTTGATTGGCAGATAAGCCAGCTTGTTGATTGGCTAAATTAGCTTGCAAGAAGTTTTGAGCATTTGTTAAGCCAGCTTGTTGAGTCAATCCCGCTTGTTGAGAGGCGGCAGCATTTAAAGCGGCTTGGTTAGCCAATCCTGCTTGGTTAAATGCAGAAGCACCGAACTGACCTGCTTGGTTTTGAGCCGCTTGGTTAGCTAATGATGTTGCTTGCTGATTGGCGGCATTGTATTGAGCCATTTGATCGGCAGCAGCGGCATTTTGCAAAGCCGCAGTATTAGCAGCCGTAGAGCCAAACTGTGCAGCTTGATTTTGAGCGGCAACATTTGTAAGACCTGCTTGTTGCAAATTACCAACATTAAATTGGTTCATCTGATTAATTGCAGCTTGGTTAGCTAAATTAGCTTGTTGAGCATTTTGAGTGTTTAACTGACCAGTGCTTAAATCAATACCTTGATTGGCAAGTGAGGCTCTTAATGCAGCATCTTGATTGGCTTGTGCGGCTTGCAGTGCAGTAGCTTGGTTTAGTTGTTGTGATTGCAAACCAGTAGATTGATTTGCAAGAGAAGCACGTAAGTTTACATCTTGATTAGCCAAATTAGCTTGTTGTTGCAGTTGAGCATTACTCAAGCCATACTGAGTATCAACACCTTGGTTAGCCAAAGCCGCACGTAAGTTTGCATCTTGATTGGCCAAACCAAACTGACCAGAAAGTTGTAGTGCTTGCTGAGTAGTAGCGGCATCTTGGGCTTGATTAAGTTGCTGTGCTTGCATCTGTCTACCAATATCAGCCTCAGAAGCTTGTTGGGCAGCTTGGTAAGCGGCAGCATTCTGTTGAGCAACCAATCGAGCCGCATTCTCTCCAAAGGCACGATTAGTCTCGGCTTCTGCAACACCTTGACGAGATCCACCAAATGCACCAGCAGCAGTAGCTTGAGCAGAAGTTTGTTGTTGTTGCAACTGGCGTGAACGCTCTAAATCTTTTAAACTTTGCTCAGTAACAGCTTGTGTATATGGATTCATATACTGCTGAATATTCTGGTTTAAAAATGATCCAGCTTGAATATCACGAACATTCTGACGGGCTTGAGGAGCAATTTGTCCCAATGCCTCAGAAGTAACCTGTGCACCAGACACACCAGTAGCAGATACATCTCTTGCACCACCTCTTGCTGCTTGTGCGGCAGCGGCTTGTTGTGCGGCAATTCTTTCAGCATCAACATTTTGTACTCCAATTTGTTGAGCAGTAGCATTTTGAATAGCACCACGATTCAAAGAAGCGCCTTGCGCTAAAGAAGCAGGAGCAGCTTGTGCACCACCAAATTGTGATGCGGTATAGCCTTGTGAAGCCGCTCTTTGAGCCGCACCCGCACTAGCAGCAGTGCCAGTTTGTGCCGTATAACCTTGTTGAGCCGCTAAAGCTGCAGGAGCAACAGTAGCACCACCATAAGCATTGTAAGTAACATTTTGTGGATTGTAATTTCCAGCAGCACTGGCAACATTAAATGCTGAAGCCATATTCCTAAATTGTTGGCTGTTAGGATCAGCAAGGCTACGTGTAGTCTGTTGAGCAGTTAATTGATCTGGAGTAAAACCTGCAAATTGTTGTGCTCCCAAATTACCTGCTACACCTTGTGCTCTAGTAACATTTCCTAAATAAGCATCACGAATTTGCGGATCAAGTTGAGCCACAGTTGTAGTAGAACCACCAGACATAATTACACCTCCGTAGATAGCCAATAATGTGTTGGCTTCATGTTAAATTTAGATACAAAAGTTCTTGACCAGCCTCTACGTCCTGTTAAGGTGATCTTGTGGCATCCCATGTCTTCAGCGAACTTCTGAATATGGGGGGTGAATGTCTCTAGCTCTGCTAAGTCACCACTTGCCAAAAATATGTGCAAAACCTTCATTCTTGGAAAGGTTTGTACCTGAGTAACAACTGCGCTATTAACTCCAGGCCATAATTGCATCGTACAACTGCTTATACAGTCGGCTACGTCCTGCATATTATGAGTGTTATCGTATTCTAAAGCAGGTTGAAGTATTTTTTCTACTTTTTGAAAAGATACAGCCCATAATGGTAATTTACCATCGGTTTTGTACTTTTCATAGTCAATCATCTTAAACTGCCAGGTTTCCCATCAAATCTAATAATCCCAACACGCCAATCAGTTAAATCAACACCTTCAATTCTTGCTGAAATTTGTCTACCAGTTAAACGCACTGAAGTAGGGTTATTCATTGAATATGGGCCATAGTTGTATTCAGTAGAATTAGGATAAAACCTAGTGCTGAATTTTACTTGCACATCACCAGTAGTCTTTTCATCAGGTACTAATCCTGTAAGACTCATGGTTCTATCGCCATTTCCTAGTTCTATTGGTCCTGATTCAGCATATAAAGTTTGTGAATCATAGTTAAATCCAACTTCATGCTCATAGACGTAACTATCTGAAGCAACCATAATTGGATTTGAAAAAATACCACGATCTGTACCACAAGTACGACCAAAAGTACCGATTGCCCAATGATTCTCATGGTAATTGTAAGAAACATAAGAATCTACCTCATTAGATGAAACGCTTGGGTAAAACCACCAAATCTCACCAAAAGTAGAATTATGTACACAATAAATCTTAGATGCTTGAGCAGTATTTAAATTAGTAAATACATAATCAGAAACATCTGAATTTAAAGGCTTAACAAAACCATCGTATATCCAGAATCCTGATCCAGACATCCAAATACAAGCATTATCAATACTTGCTACCGATTGTTTAGAAATAACACCACAACCAGAGGCTATACGCTCAAAACTATAAATAAATGGCGGCCCAATGTACGTTGCGGTATGCACATCAACATCAGTAAACAGGATAGTAGCGCCACGAATGCGTTTAGCGCATTGCAAAGAGCCAACTGTAGTTAATTCAAAGTCGCCAGCTTGATTGGTGGCAGCAGGTGTCCATATAGTATTGTTTTCTTGGTCAGACCATTGAACTTTACGTGAATTTCCACCAGCCCCCAATGCAAACAAAAATCTTTCCTGAGTGGTAATTAAGCCCGTGCAACTTGTTGGAGCATTAGTAATAGCAGCAGCATCGTTGGCAGTATTTAATTGCCATTCAAGCAATTTACCATCTTTTGACGAGCAAGCTACTAAATACTCACCCCAAGTATCCAAACTCCATGTGGTAGCAGGAGTAGATTGAGATGTGTCAGGACGAGCAATGCCATAGGCAGAACTACCATAAGTTCCATATCCATAACCAATTTTAAGTACCGCATCTGCATCGCCAACAGTAAAACTTGTAGGCGTAATATCAGTCAAAGTACCATTTTCATTCATTGAATAAAGGTTTGAATGTGTACCAATACCAATACGTCTGTTGTTTGTGTTATCACGCCATGTAATCAAGCCACGGGCCATGCCTGTCAATTGAGAATTAGAGCGTTTTCTCCACCCACCAACAGGGCGAATTGTTCCTTCGTACCAACGTACCAAATTTGATCCGTTCCAACGCCCTTTAGACTGATATTCAGTCCCATTTTTGTAAACACCAGGAGGAATTTGAAGTGGAATGTAAGCCATATCTGTATTCTATAGTGTAGGTAGGTTAGACACAAAGCTCATTGTAGCAATTAGTGACGCAGTTGATGGATAGTCACCTGCTGCCGCATAAGTCTGAATACTCACCTGAGTGCTATCAGTTTCCCACCAAAGTTCCACATAATCATTAGAATTTAAGCTTAAAAAATAATTCCAACCAACTAAAGCGTGACCATTTACAGATCCATGTTTGCTTGGAATTGCAAAGAACCCAGTTGACCCAACAACCACAGTTCCATTAATCTTTAACCAAACCCTAGCGTCATGGTCTTGAGAATCAGAATTTTCAAATTGGCCAGACCATTGCAAATTCCAAATTCCTGCTTCAGTAACTGTGATTCTTGAACTACTTGCTACACTTACACCATTGGCATAATCTGTAGTATTTAAAGTCATTGCATAAGCTGTATTAGCTAATGCCGCTGTCTGATCTGCTGTACTTTGAAAAGCTCCATAAGGATTATTCAAATACTTTCCACCTCTTGGTCCAGTAACAGACTGAATTACATTTAGTAATTTTGTAAAAAACAACCTCAAAATTCCATTATTTTGATTCTGAAGACTTTGAGAATAGACAATTCCTGACGCACCTAAACCAGGTACAGCAGGAACATCTAATTGTTGCTTTACATTGGCCATTACTTTTTAATCCAAGTCTGCCAAACTGCACCAGCAGCAATCACTAACCCGCCAATCCACAAAACTGGTTGAGCAATAGATGCTATCCAGTTAAGAACCTTAACAGCACCCTTGGCAGCGTCAATAGCAGTTACAAGGTCTTTAGTGTTCTTATCTATCTCATCTACTTTTGCTTCAACAGCCAGTAGACGCTCATAGATTTGCTCATGGCTTACATCACTCATGGTGCATCAGGCCAAGTAATAGTCCAAGGGAACCCAGTTTGTGCAGTTACATCACGCAAGGCTTGACGATATAAAGCCCATTCTGCTTTCTTTATGTTTGTCAAAGGTGAGTCATCTACTTGCGTCCAGTCAGTGCTTTTTAGAAGTTCGTTTCTTTGTTTTCTAACTGTTGATATTTGACCTGATAGTTTTTGTGCAATCTCTTCAGCGCTTAAACTTACAACTGACCATTGCTGTTCCCATCGATTTCGCTCTGAACTGTAAACAGGAGTACCTTGCACAACAGTCTCAGTCATTGCATCATAAGTGGGCTGACCAGTAACAATAACTTGAATCATATTAAATTCAGCTAATAGATCATTAGAAATCTCAAGTGGAAAGCTAATATTTTTATTACTGGAGCGTAATTGTGCCGTAGTGTATGGGTATCTGACAATTGTGCCATTTTCAATTTTTGCGTACATATTTGTTCCTTTATAAAGCGTCAACTGTAACCAAGATTGCCCTATACCTATTAGTGCCAGCCGCAGCGCTTGCGGTTGCAGTCTTGGAGCCTGTCAATCCCTCTGACAAGCCTTCTTGGTAAGCAGCCTCAATTGTCAGATCAGCATTAACAGCGTTATTAGAGCCTTCAATTGCCTCAGTCATTCCAGATGGCGCAGTAAATGTGACTGGAGCATTGCTATTACCTTGCGCTCCAAAGTATAGCAATATGCCGTTGGTTGTTGCTGAAACTTCGGTAGCTGTAATGCTAGTAGTAGACGCTCCAGTGCTTGTTGTACCAGCGATTAAAGTTGAAGGGTCAACACCAACTAGCGTCAACATTACGCCAACTAAAGAAGACGTAGTTGAACTTGCTGTTGCAATATATGATGCAGCCTCCGATCCATCTGCTATTCGATAGAAGATGTACATACTTGGTTGAAAAGCTGTTGTTGAGTTGCTATTCCCAGATAACAAAGTCCATCCACTAGGTGTTGAAAAAGATACGTCGGTAGCACCATTTCCTGCAGTTGAAGTCACAAACAAAAGCACGTTACCCGGTGAGCAAGCGGGAGTATTGACTGTTAAGTCTGGCCCAGTAGTTGTGTTACCGCTTGTGCTGGCTCGATACTGAGCGTAAGGTGTATATGAAATTGCTGGCTTAACTGAAATCAACGCACCTCCTACGCCTGTAGCTGAACCAACAACAAAACTGCGTGTTCCAGAACCACCAGCATAAGACGCAGCGCTATCTTGTTCTAATAAATTGGATGGAGCATTAGCGTCAGCATCAATAGAAATAGTCTGCATATTAGCAGGACCTGTAATTGTGATACTAGCGGCTGTTCTACTAACCCACGATAAAATACGGGCGTAATCAACAGACGCAGTAACTTCAGAAACAACTAAAGGAGAAGCTGATGTAGTAATTGTTCCAATTGCGTCATACGAAGCGTTTCGATAAGTTGCTATTGCCCCAGAACAAGTAGCTGATGAACTTGCGGTAAATGTATACGTAGCCGCTTCTCCTGCTCCTGCTATTTTGTATGCCACACGAAGGCTTCCAGTAGCACCTTGATCTGCAACTTCTGTCCAACCTGTTGCGCCTGTCCAAGTACGATCATTACCAGAACTCATAACACCAACCATTAAATCACCTTCTAGGGTTCCTGTAGGCTTGTTAATAACAAGTGTAGTAGAAGAAGTAGAATTTGATGTTGACGCTGAACTTATAAGAATAGGACCTGGCTGATTTTGGTTAGGGCGCAAAGCTAGTGTTGCTGAACACCAAGCATAGGTTGCTGCATCCGTACCACCGCCTGTCCAAGCAGCAGGATCATACGCACCAGAAACCCAAGAAACAGACGCAATGGAAGTTTTGCATGAAGTAGCGCTTCCTGCAGCATTTACGTTAATGCCATTTCCCATGCCAGATGGTGTTGTTAAAACAGTGGTGTTAGTATTAGCTGAAGATCCAAGACCGCAAGCTACAATAATAGCTCCTACTGTAATTGGGGTAATGCTAGGAGCGTTTGGAATAACACTGTTTTGTCCAGTTGCTGAAGTTGATAACACGTCAAGCGGAAGAACTGTATCTACTCCTCGCCATACTTGAACAACACTAGCTGCGCCACGAGAAGATGCTCCAGAACCAAGGACTGCAACAGTTGTTTCTGTTCCGTCTGATACTTTATAAGCAACAGCCATTGTTGCTTCATAAGTATCGTCTGAAAAAACATCAACTACTTCAGTGTAGCCAGATGTAGTTACTCCAACATCTGCACGAGCTAATACTGTTGTTGCTGTTCCTGTCACAACAACAATTAAATCACCAGATTGAGGTGAAGAACCACTACCACCTGTTAAACTGCTTAAAGTAACGCTGTAAGCAGCACCAGCAGTATTTGTTGCAGAAGCACCACCAACGTACTGAATACCAGCAGCGCTAGATACAGTTCTTAATTTATCCGCTAACATTTAAGCCACCGAACCTGTTAAAGCACCATAAATTGTTGAGCCAACTTTCCATAATTGGATGACTGTGAAGCCTGTAGTTGCCAATGTAGGAGCAGAACCACCAACCCAAGTAACTCCAAGAGTAGTCCATGTAACTGCATAAGCAGTACCATCGTTAATCATCAACGTCATACTTTGACCAGCAGCCCATGTACCAGCAGTAGGGGTACG